TTACGCTTCTTGAACATATATTTAGAAAAGAAGTGAAAGTTATCACGACATTCCACATAAAGAGCTAATCTTTGTGCTTCATCCATCAATATTCTTCAAGAATCTCTTTTCTAGCCTTCAAGTATTCCTCAATGGATACATTACAAGCGACCAATGGACCACCATTTTCCCCTGTGATTTCAATGGCTTGTGCGGCTTCTCTCCACTTTCCTCTTGTTTTCATCCAAAAGATTTGAGCAGATACATTGCCATTGATAGCTTGGTTATAGAGTGCTCCACCTACTGCGGCTGTTGCCTTTGCGCTTCCAAGGTCTAATTCTTCTCTGAAATATAAGTTAAGAGTCGCTAACCCAATACCTTTTCCAGTTTCAGGATTAATCACCATACGACAAATTTGATCTTGAGGTGTTCCTACTGCGGCTAATTGAGATACCTGTTGTTTTTGTTTGTCTGTGGGTTCAAAAGGTGGGTGTCCAGCTTTTTCCCGTTTTTGTTTAGTTGTCATATTTATCCTATAAGGCTAAGAATATCCTCATGTGGTTGTCCTTGCTTATGGACTGGATGAGTTGTTTCCATGTGGCTTTTGAATTTATCCCAATCTCTGCGGAAAAATGGCTCAAAAATAATTCCTGACTTTATTGCTTGTTTGTAATTCATCCAACCCAATTTATCTCGATGTCTGCAATGAACCATCATGTGGCATCTAAAGCATAAGTGGAACGCATCTGTTTTTCCTGCTTGGAATGGTTCGCTGTAATCTTCAGCGTGAGCATCCATAATTCCTTCATCTTGACCACAAGCGCAACAAACTGTTGGCTTTGGTAATCTAAATGATGCCCATTGTTGATTAAGCCATGCTTGTGCTTTATTTCTTTGAATAGGCGTAAAGCCATTGTAAGATTTCATATCTTCCTCAAATACGCTACATTTTTATGAATCTTAATCACTTTGTAATGTTTTGACACTAGCTGGCATTCATCTTCCAATGATGCCAACGCATTAATCGCTGTTTTAGTGGCTATTCTGCCTTCAATAAAAATCTCTTGAACTCCTAATTGAGATAATAATTCTATGAATACTTGTCCAAACTCTATGTCATTTCCAAACAATTCAGGGAAACAACGTCTTGCAACTAATGTATCTATTTTAAACTTTTTTATGATCTGAGCAAGTTCTTTTAGCGTTTCAGGCAATATATTTAGACATATCAATTGAACATCAATGCCCGAAAGACTGGCTAAACTGACCGCTGTTTCATCAGCATCCACTCCAATAACATCATAAACAAGGTGTTGTTTGATTCTTTGAGCAAGCAAACCAGTAGAACAGCACAAGTCTAAAAAACTTTTTCCTTTGCTATAAGCCAATATGGCATGAAAAATATCATCATGGATTGCTGGAAATCGTTTTCCAGTTTTCCACGTTACAAGGTGCTGTTCAGAGTTGAATCTCATTTTTTGTCATTCTTACTTTCATGGGGATACCAAGCCTTAGAATATTTGTAATCTTTAATATTTTTCATCTTGAATACTCCATCTTGATACAAAAGATCAATTTCATCCATTGTTGCTCCAATGTTATCCGCTATTTGCTGTGGATCATAATTGTGAGTATCAATCAATTCTTTGATAATTTCGCTCATTTGAATAGCAACATGGCTACCTTTGGCTCTATTAATCCTAATGGTTAATAACATAGCTTCAGGTTTAGTCAACTTCATAACTACACAGGGTACTTTTCCTTCATAGCGTTTTTTAAGAGCTTCGCTATCCATACTGAGTTTCCAGCGATGAAATCCATCAATAACCATGCCATCAGGATTAATGATTATTGGTTGAATCCAGCCACATTTGAGGATAGAACGCTCTAATAATTTTAATTCAGGAGTAAATACCACATTTGGATTCCAGCCATTTGCTTCTAAGGACTTGGAATCTCGCCATTGGATATTGTCAATTGGTTCTTTACTTGTCATTTCTTTTTTCGCTCAGGAAGAATATTTCGTTTAAATGCTCCACTCATAAAAGCACCAAGAACATATAGTGGTGGATATGCGTCAGGATATCTAACTGCGCTGGCTTTTACAGTTTCAAGTCGTTTGAGTGCCAATTCATATTGACGCTCATCCTCATTAAGATTGTCCTCAATCCAAGAGCGTATTCCTTCAAAGGATTGACCATATTTTTGTTTAATGGCATTACGATCAAGCTCATGCCAATAACGCTCATGTACCAACATTTCAGGAAATACCTTAATAATCCGTTGGTAAAAATCAGGAGTTGTCTGCCTTACCAAGTCAAAACGCTTAGCGGCTTCAGCATGAAGTGGTGTAGAAACCCTTAATCCATTACCAGCCCACATCTGCATATCGTAGATTTTGCAGTATTGGATTTCCTTGTCATAAAAGTATTTAAAGATGTCATTTTCTTCCCAATCAAATAAAGGTTTGCAGAGCATGACATTCTTAATGCTTTGATCGCTTACTGCATTAATATAGTTTTCATTGAGTTTATTGACGCTTGCTCGAAACCGCATTAATGATTCACTTGATCTAATACCAGTCAAAAAGGCAATTTTTCCTTTATAAAACTTGGCAGTAAAGGCATCCATTGAATATTGGTCAAATTCACGATTATCTCCATCGGGTAAGCTGTATGCCCATTCAGGCTTTTCTCTTACCCAAGGTCTTTTGGTATCCCATTGTGTATAGCTGTGAGTTACACCTAAGATATATTTTGCACTCTTTAAAGGAACGCAAAACCAAATCATATTAATCCAAGACTCCATTCGATATTTATCTACAAAATGGATAACTTCATCAGGAATAAGCTCCTCATCACGAAATACCACATCCATTGGTTTAGTTATTCCTCGCTCATCCATGACTTCTTTGACTAAATGGATAACTGCAAGGCTGTCTTTTCCGCCTGAAAACATGACCACAATAGAATCAAAAGCATCAAATAAATGATGAATTCGCTTTTTTCCTTCTGTTAGCACATCAGTATCAATGTACTTCTTGACTTTAGCCAAGGTCTAACTCCCCAATGTATTCAGAAAGACGCTGTCCAACGCTGTCAGTTTCAGGGAATTTTTCCTTTAAAAAGCGGATAAAAGCATAAAAGACTTCTTGTTGTTCTTCATCATCAAAAACAATGTTGTACTGGATGGAAAAGTTTAATGGCTTATCACTAGGATCAGTTGATTTAATGGGTTCAGGATACATAATTTGAGATAGTTCTTCACCATCAAAACCCATCATTGCCATGTCAAATTTCATATCTGAAAGGTCATGGAGTTCAATTTTGAGCAGTTCATTGTCCCAATCAGAATTCAATGCCAGCTTATTGTTTGTCAAAATGTAGGCTTGTTTTTGAGCTTTTGACAATCCATCAATTTTTACAAAAGGAACTTTAAACATTCCCAATTTTCTTGCGGCTAAAACTCGCCCATGTCCAGCAAGAATCATATTGTCTTCATCTACCTCAATAGGATCATTAAAACCAAATTCCTTGATTGATGCCGCAATCTGAGCTACTTGAAGATCGCTATGATTTCTAGCATTTTTGGCATAAGGAATTAATTTCTCAATTTCAATTTCTGCGGTTTTCATTTTTTCCCTTTGTTAAATTATACATCGTAAAGTATATAACAAAACTCTACGAATGTTGATAAGGTTTTATGATTATTTCAACTTGACCATTCTTCATAAATCCCATTTTTTCTAATTGCCATTTCTGAATAATGCTGTCATCAATCATTACTCCAGCGACAACCAGCGAATCAGTTAATACCTTTTCATAGTTTGCTATGTCTCGTTTTCTTTTATCAGGCATCCAAAAGTTATATGTAACAAATAATGGAATATCTAATTTTAAATTGGCATTTTGAAGTCTTACATCAAAATAGATAAGCTGGTTATACGCTTTTGCTTTTGAAGTTTTATAGGCTTGTGATCCATTTCTACCCATGTAATGATTTGTACTTGGAGGAAAAGGAACTGTAAGTTTCAATTCTTCAAACATTTTATTCATTAGGTAAATCGTTAAATATGACATTTTGATCTATTGCCCATGCTTCTACCATCATCATAAAATCATTAAATTCAGGTATATCTAGTTCTGTGCTGGACATTCCAACCACAATGATTTCTCCATCAGGCAATGGAATTTCTATCACACCAATGAATCTTCGTTTTGCCCATTCATGCCAAGTTTCAGCAATTAAGACATTTCCATTAATTTTTAATTGTTCAGCTATTTGATGCAATATTGCCCAATAACGTCTATTTTGAGCATCCCGTCTTTTTTGCCTTAATGGCTGGAATGTTAAAATATATGCTCCAT